CATCAATACTGACATGATCTTCCACAGAACTATCTTTTGCAATTTCTAAAACAGTTTGATATGTTGAAGGAGTAATAATGACATGACGAACCGCATTTACCAAATAGTTACCAGAAAAAAACTTATCCAAATCTCTATTAGTTTCTAAAGACATAGAATACAGATTAAATTGAATAACATCACCTACCGTAATGTTTGGATCTCCAGGTATTGTTATTTTTAAAACATTATAGTTGGCCATCGAAAGTTCGGCCGTTCTATTAGGTACAAATTTTTCAATTCCAATATCTTCACCTAATGTTTCATCTGATCCTTTTAAAAAAGGAACTTTGTCTTGTTCTTTATTTGTAACTACAAGTTTTAATTTTCCTTCTGGTGACTGAGTTTGTGTTGCACCTTTTCTGTTTCTCTTAAAATTTACTGCATCATTTGGATTTAAACGTTTTTTATAATCTTTATTATAATTGTAGTCTGTGACATTAAAATTTCTTGTTATAGGATCTATCGAAATTAAACGACTTGCAAATGTACCAGAATCAATATCTTCTAACATATCATGTGTTTTGATAATCTCATAATTTAGTACAGTTATGGCATCAGATTGAAATGATTGATACTTGTCTGGTAAATTAATGGCTTGATATTTGTACTTTGCGTAAACTCTCTGTTTACCTTTTAACATCATGTTAGATAATGATTTAAAATGAAAACCTAATTTATTTTCAAAAAATATCATATCTGCTGTATTACCGCCATTGTAACTAGGTCTAGCATAATTTGATAGCCAGCTTATTGCTTCAATTGGTTTCATTCTTGGTATGACAAAATCATAAAGACCGTAAGTTTCTTGTATGCTTAATTTTGAAGAAGGTATTCTCAATTCTTGATTTAATATACTTCCTATCATTTCAGATATTTTTTTATCTTTAAACACACGTACAACTTTTATCTGTTCTGAAACTAAAAGTTCTTCCGAACAGAAATATAAAGTATAAAACTCTACCATCATATTTCGAGATGGTACTCTTGGTCCAACTTTATATACTCTAAATTTTTTCTTTACTCCAGAATTTCCACCAGAACCTAAACTTTTATCAAATTGAACCTCAATTGTTTCATTGCCTGTTATTTGCAATTTCTGTATTATGCCTAAAGCATCAATAATAGTAACAAAACCAGAAGTAACAAAACTATACAGGTCTTCATAATATGAAAATTCATAGACTAGTTGTTTTATGTCTAAAGAATCTCCACTTCCTGTAATTAAATTTAATTTTTCGAGGGAAAAATCTTGTGAAAAAGCAATACCAGGACCGTTAGCCATATATTATGCCATCAATTCCAACATTTCAGTTTCTATTTGCTCTGTATACGCAGAGTTTATAAGTTTTATGCTTCTTCTCTTTTCATTCAAAAAACTCTCATAATCATAAGCAGAAACAGATTTTTTAGTCACAACAACTTCAACTAAACCTGTTGCTGTTTGAACTATAGTTTTGCCTTCTACTGTTGAATCCCAACTTGTTTGATCAAGTTGAACAGAAAAAATAGTTTTTTTATTTGTTGTTAGTTCTGTTTGCGCTATTGTTTTTTCGTAGTGATGTAAAAGACCTTGCGTATTAATATTAGGATATTTTTTCTGTAAATATTCTTCAAATAAGCGTGAAGACAATGGCCATTCCCATTGTGGATCTAATATATTATTTGGCAATAAAACCATCCAATAACGATAGGGATCTTGATAATATTTTGCCGCAATTATTTCTGGTGTATCAAAATCTTGAATATCATATTCATAATAAATCAAAGGATTTTTTAATATTGATGGTCTAACACTTGCTCGAGCAATTAAATTTGTGTATAATATTGACACACCATTTTTTGTATACAGTATTTTTGGAAGATTATCAAAATATTTTAATGTAGCCATTTTAATATCCTTGATTAATCATGTTTTTATCTATGAGTTCTATTTCTCTAAAATTCATAGTAACTGTTGTTTGTACTGGTGCACCGTCTGTATGAGCAGACCAACCGTTTGGTGCATAATTAACATCAATAGAGGTCATAACACTTTCTGCAACTCTTGAGATATGTCTGTTTCTTGTTCCATTAAATAAAAAATCTACATCAAAAGTATTTGGTATATCATAAAACATACCTGCTTTTCCAGAATTAATGGTTGGTGCCATGGCACCTCTAAATTCTTTTATTATATTTCTGACTTCTATGGCTTCATCTCTTGAAGTTGGTGTGAATGTGAAAGCCAATTGATATTCTCTAAATGTTATGCCATCAAATAAAACCTGTTCTCTTGGATTTATTGCTAAGCCACTAACATTCAATAAAAGCTTTGTTGCTGGAGATTCTGCAATAGAATTTACAGTAGATGTTAATTTACCAATACCTGGTACAGCACTAGTTGCAGATACAATGACATCTTTTAGTGATGTTGAACCATAACTTGCTGCATAAGGAAAAGCAACAGTATCAGGCATATATAATGCTATTGTTTTTATTGGTGTTTTTTTTCTTTGTGTGAAAGAACTATCTGTAGTTGCTTTAATTGCATCTTTAGTTACATCTGAAAGCACTTGAGCTCCAGTTTGTACTGCATTTAATACTCTATCTACCGTGCCGCCTTCTGATGAAGATGCAAGTTCATAACCACTAGTTATGGTATTTTTAATATTTGATACTAATTTTATAGGTTCAACTTTATTAATCGTAAAATGAATAAAATGACCTTTTGTTGCAGAACTTAAATCTTTTGGATATTTGTATGCAGCAATATCATAACGAGAGGTTCCAAATAAAACACCTAATGGGCCACCAGGTACATTTGTAATTCCTGGTATAGCAACTCCACCAAGGGAGTCTGGAATAGAAATTATGGCCATGGGAATCTCTTTTTAGAATTGAATATACATATTTATATGGCATACCAAGGATTATTCAGACCAAGAAATCCACAGAAATATGTGGGAGACTTTAAAAACATAGTCTATCGCTCTTCATGGGAATGTAGAGTAATGGATTGGCTCGACCGTAATGATGATGTCATTTCTTGGGCTTCCGAAGAACTTTTCATACCTTATATGTCACCAGTTGATGGTCGTAGACACAGATACTTTCCAGACTTTTTGGTTAAAATCAAATCATCTAACGGCATTAGAACAGAATTATTAGAAATCAAACCAAAAAAACAAACTCACCCACCTGAACAAAGAAAAAGAGTAACAAAACAATACATTCAAGAAGTTGCGACTTGGGGTGTTAATCAGGCTAAATGGAAAGCAGCAGAAGAATACTGCAAAGACCGTGGTTGGACCTTTAGAATCATCACAGAAGATCATCTGGGGCTTAACTAAATACTGAAATGGCATCCATTCTTAGATCACTCACCTCAGATTTAAAGACGGCACAGGTTCAACCTATGTCTGGTGATTCTATGAAATGGTTGATGACTAAGATTGCAGAATTAAAAAATCCACTCAAAATACCTACTGAAATGAGCAGAGATGCTGGCCGAAATGTTACAAGATTTGGTCCAGGAAAATTATATTGTTTTTACTATGATCCAAAAGGTAAGAGTCAAATGCCATATTATGATAGATTTCCTTTGGTATTGGTATTACAAAAAGAAGCGGATGGTTTCCTAGGTTTAAATTTACATTACCTACCAATAAAATATAGGATTGCCTTTTTAGGTAAGCTTTTAAAATTTGCGATCCTAGACGATGAGAACAATGTTGAACGTCTAAGAGTATCTTATGACATTCTGAGTGCCTCCAGACGCCTAAAAGAGTTTAAACCGTGTCTAAAAAAGTATCTGACAGGACATATCCAGTCAAGATTACTTGCCATTCAACCTGACGAATGGGAAGTGGCAGCTATGTTACCTATGCAGCAGTTTAGGAAAGCTACCGTTCAAGAAGTATGGCAAGATTCCACAAGAAAAATAAGGAAAGATTAAATGGCCTGGATAGATGAACTATTCTCAGTACCAGAAAGATTAACCAATCAAATTAATGAAACTTTAACCGGTGGCATTAGTGTACGTTCCACAAAAGGAAGAATTTCAGATTTCAAATCTAGTTTTGTAAAAGATATTGCAAGACCTAGCCGATTTGATATTCTTCTTCCTATTCCATTTGCCATGACGCCATACATTTCTTCTTCTAGAAGTTTGCAATATCGTTGCGAAGCAACACAATTGCCAGGAAGAACATTTGCAACCACAGAACAAAAAACATATGGACCTATAGAAAAACATCCATATCTAACAACATTTAATGATATCGATTTAACAATTATTGTAGATGATGACATGAATCAAAAGATTTTCTTTGATGCATGGTTAAGTTACATAAATCCACAATATAACAATAATTTTAGATATCGTGACGAATATTCAACAACATTAACAGTTAATCAATATGATGTGGTGAATGAATTATCATATTCAATTAATTTATATAATGCATATCCAGTTTCAATTAATCAAATGGATTTAAACTGGAATGATGATGGTTATCACAGATTGTTGGTGACATTTGCATATAGTTTTTGGAAAAACAATTCATTACAGGCACTTGGTATGGAATATATTGACCAAGGGTTGGCAAAATTTTCTAGTATTGCAGATGGTATAGGACCACAAGCTGCAATTGCTGGTATATCTAGAGGCCCCGCTGGTTTTGATATTCCATCATCAGAGGGTTGGATTGATCCAACATTATATGAGGGTGGTTTGGACAATTTTGATTTGATGGGTGAAGTAGATAATTGGGATCTGTCTGGTCAAGTCGGTGCTTCTGTTGAAGAACCTGTAGATAATTTTGATTTGCAAGGTGAATATGATAATTGGGATTTAATGGGCGAAAGTGATATTAGAAACGAATAATTCTTAATGGAGTGACAATAAGATGGCTTTACCTAAAATTGATGTACCTACTTATGAAATTGAATTGCCAGTTTCAAAGAAAAAAATAAAATTCAGACCATTCTTGGTCAAAGAACAGAAAAATTTATTGATGGCTATAGAATCAACCGATTCTGTTACAGTACAGCAAGCAATTTCTGATGTTCTTAATAATTGCACGTTGACAGAAAAAATAAACATCGATAAGTTGCCAATTGTCGATGTTGAATATTACTTTTTGCATTTGAGAGCAAAGTCTGTTGGTGAAGTTATTGAATCAAAATATCGTTGCAATAATATTGTGGATAGTAAAGAATGTGGTAATATAATGGAAAACAATCTTGATCTTATGGCCATTAAAGTGCAAAAAGATGATAGTGTTTCACCAGAAATACAATTGACTGAAGCAATCACAATCAAAATGAAATATCCAGAATTTGGTATTGTAAAAGATTCTTTGAGGTTAGAAGATATCAATGAAGTCACATTCAATATGATTGCAGAAAGTATCGAACACATTTATGATGGTGAACAATTTTACTATGCTC